GAATTTATAAGCGGATATATCTATGATGCTATGCCACAAAAGATTGCTTTCACCAAAGAAGAAATCATACATTTCAAATTCCCTTCATCGATTAGCGCGTATTATGGAATGAGTCCCTTATCAGCTGTAGCCCATGCATATAATCTTAATGAGAATATGAATAGATATGAGAATGCTTTATTCAGTAATATGGCAAGACCAGATGGGGTATTGGAATCAGATGATGTTTTAGGGGATGACAATTTTAAGAGATTAAAAAAGGAATGGAAAGAAGTTTATGGAAGAGTGAAAAATTCCGGGAAAACCGCTGTATTGGATGCAGGAGTGCACTACAAGCCGATATCATTTCCTCCAAGGGAATTAGCCTTTCTCGGTGGAAGGAAGGTCACTAGGGAAGAAATAATGAATGCCTATGGGCAAAGTTCAGCACTCTATGATAAGGAAGCGAATAGAGCCAATGCTGATAATGCAACCTATATGCACATGAGAGATACCATAAGTCCCAGACACCGGAGACAGGAACAGAAGATTAATGAACAGTTATTGCCTCGATGGGATGAAAGGTTATTCTGTGCATATGATAATTGTATCCCTGATGATAAAGAATTCGCTCACCTAGTCCGGATGGAGAGTACCGATAAAATCATAACTCGCAATGAAGCCAGAAGGGAGATAGGTAGAGAGGAAATTGATGGTGCAGATAACCTATTACAGGATAGCAATCAGATACCTATAGGCACAACTCCAGAAAAGGATTTAGAAAATATCAGTCGAAGGATAGCTGATAAAGTAAAGGAGAAAATTAATGTATAATAAAGCGAAAGAATCATTAAAGAATTTTATGGAAGCATGGAAGATTAAAAACTGGCAGATAATGTATAAGCATACTACATTAACATGGCAGAGGAATCATCCGGAATATGTTACGGAATTACCTCCCTGCCAACAATTACTTGATGGGATAGTCATTAGGGATTACAAAATAGGGAAAGCACATAAGTCAAAGGATTTCTCCAGAGTATTCCAGATACCGGAAGATTTAAATATTTGTATTGATATCGGGATAGAGATTGACTGGACTGCAAAAGGCAATAGCTTATCCGGTACGAAGGTTGGTGATGTGAGAATGCTATGTGAAAAAGATGCCTATAATCTAAGTCAGGAGGGACAATGGGGAGTTAATATATTAAGCCTATTAAAAATGAAGGAGAAGGAATAAATGGAAATGCCGAAAGTAACATTTGATTTGAAGATAGTGCCTGAGATTGTTATTTACATTGGGGATAAACCATTGGGTAGAATATCATTTAGTGATTTAGAAACCATGAATATTTTTATAAAAGATTTAAGAGAATCAGTCGGGGAATTAATAGAAAAATACCAGAACAAAGAGGAAAAGATTGTTAAACCTTAGTGATGAAGCAATTGAGGAAATAGCTGATGGAATAGCTTCCAGAATGAAAAACAAATGGCGGATTAAGGATGGTTGGGAAAGAGGAACTGCAGGCCATGAGAAATTCTGGAATGATTATATTAAGAGAATTGACCCTCATGAAAAGCAATATAAGGAAACCATAAGAGGGCTATTACAGAAACAAGCAAATCAGGTCTTTGAAAATATAAGAGAGTATCCGAATACTCCAATCATGTGGCAGTTCAATAGAGTAGAATCCTATAAGGAATTGGCAGATGCAGAATCAAAATTCACAACACGACTTTATAAACAAGAAGGGCAAAAGGCAATAGATTTAGCCTTGGAATTAGCTCGGAAACAAAGAGGATATAAAGCTACCCCATCTGCAGGAATATCATTCGATGTTATGAATCCTCTGGTAATCGAGCAATTACTAAAACAAAATAGGAGATTCCCTGGTGGACTTATAGGGACTACTGAATCAGAGATAAGAGCAGCAATTGCAGCAGGGATAAAAGAAGGGGAAACAATAGCTCAAATAGCAAATAGAGTTAAGCAGAAATTAAGCCCATCTCATATTGCTAATCGAGCAGAGATGATTGCAAGGTCAGAAGCAATTTATGCAGCGAATGCAGGAGCTGAATTAGGTTACATTCAATCAGGAGTAGTCGAAGGTAAGCAATGGTTGATTGCATGGGATGAAAGGACTTGCGAAGCCTGTGAGGATATGGATGGTATGACTGCGCCAGTCGGTAGTCCCATGTGGGAAAAAGAAGGAAGGACTATATTAGATATCCAAACCGATTATGGCCTGAATTTCGATTATACTGAAGGGGAAATGCCTTTTCCGCCATTGCATCCACGATGTAGATGTACAATAATACCGATATTGAAGCAGATAGAACAGGGATTCACTCCTGCAGGGAATCATGAAGAGGCAAGGGAATTTGCCATGAGAGAATTCGGGATATCCGACCCTGAGAGGATTAGTTATGGAGCATTAGATATGGATAAGGTAAATTCAATTAATAAAGGATTGTATGATGTAAAACAAAAATATCCTAAATTCCATCTTGACGAATTGATATCATCACGAAATGATGCTAATCCAAGCAAAGCCTTATTTACTTCTGATTGGTGGAAAGCAGGAGAAGGGCAACCAGTAAATTTGAAAATCTGGATTAATGAGAATATGATAATCGATAAATATAAGACATTAGCAGATTTTAATAAGATGTGTGCGGATGCTAATAAAGTAAAGTGGTTTATTGGTTCTAATATGGAGGAAGTTATGATTCACGAAGCAGGACATATATTATCATATGCGGGAAAAACCTCAAAAGAAATATTCGCAATGGAAGATGCAATAGTGGGACTTAATAAATATGGGATAAGCAAATATGGTAAGTATAATGGGATAGAAGCATTAGCGGAAGGTTTTGTTGCTCATGAAAAAGGATGGGGTTTAATCCCTAAGACATTGAGAGAAGCATTGAAAATACATTTAGGAGTAATATAAAATGGTGACCAGAATACCATTCTGTATGATATGTAAAAATTATAAAGAAAGACAAAAATGTGAAGCATTCCCTGATGGAATACCAGAAGAAATATTTATTAATATAAGCAAACCAAAACATACGGAAGTTATAGATGGGCAAATAGGAAATTATATTTACGAGGAAAGAGAATAAATTAAGAAAGGCGGTGATGAATATGCCGATAGAATTATTTACGGAAAGATTAAAGCTTAAGGATATCATAATTGAGCTTGAAGAATCAGAGCAAAAGGAATATAAAAAAGCAGTTAAAAATATTAAGGAATTAATCCAAAATATTTCTAAGGAATATAACATCAAAGAAGAGGATATTGAATATATCCGGAAAAAGAATCCTCTGAAAGCAGAGGATATTAAAATTGAAGATGGGGAAAGGGCAGCTATAAGATATATCAATACTGCAGATTTAGATAGAGACAATGAGATTGTATTGCCAGAAGGAGCGGATATAAGAGATTTCCAGAAAAGCATGACTGTCCTTTATGCTCACGATTATCGGGGGTTGCCTATTGGCAGGGATTTATGGATTAAGCTGATTGAAGGAAAGGGGTGGTTGGCTAAGACTGTTTATGCAAGCCATCAAAAAGCAGAAGACATATATAATCTGGTCAAAGACCATTTCCTGAATACCAGCTCAATAGGCTTCATACCATTAGCTGCAGTATCCCCAAATGAGAAAGGATGGGATAAGGTAAAGGGTATCTTAATGGAAAAATACGGTATTAGGGAAAAGCTAATAGATGGTGCAAGAAGGATTTATACCAAATGGATATTATTGGAACATTCCGATGTACCTGTCCCTTCTAATATCAATGCCCTGAATATCGCAGTCGGGAAAGGCTTCATCAAAGATGAGGGTATCCTTAAAGATATTCAAGAAGGAATAGAAATAGTAGAAGAAGAGGAAGAAACAGAATTAATAGAAAATAAGAATGCAATGGAAGATGATGGTATTGAAATTATAGAGGATAATAAAGAAGAGGAAGAAATCATCAAGATAGAAGATGTAGAGAAACCATTGCCTAATGAACATGGATGTAGATTGAAAGATCCTAAGCTTTTCCAACCTGACAGTTTCAGGAGAGTAAAACGAGATAGCGATGGGAAAGAGTATTCAATTATCATGGGGAAACTTAAAGGCGAAACTACAATGACTGAACAATCGTATCGATACAACAAGGACATCTGGAGTGTTGCACAAGCAAGGAAACATTGTAAAGACCATAAAGGGATTTTATTCGAACCTGCAGCTGAGGGGAAACAGGTTTATAATTGTGAATGTATAAAATGCGGTAATAAAATAACAAGCGATAAACATTGCGACACTTTTAAATGCCCCAAATGCGGAGGTGATATGAGAAGGGTCGAGAGACCGGGACCGGGAAAAGAGGAAGCAACCATAACTATAAAAGCAGAAGTAGGAGATATGGGGATACCGGAACTGGGTAATAAAGAAGGGATTTTAGATACAACCAATGAGAAGATACCCATCGAAGTGAATTTAACTGGTATGAAAGAATTGGTTGCTATTATAATTGAGAATACCGAATTGAAAAAAAGGATAGCAGAATTAGAAGCAGAAATAGAGACCAATAAAAAGGAAGAGATGGAAATAGAAGAACCCGAAGAGAAGGAATTAGATTTAGAGATAGAGCCAAAAATAGATGATGACAAAATAGAATTGAATCCTGAAGAGATTAAGGATATAATAATGAGTGTAATCAAAAAGGAATCAGGCAATATAACTGAAAGTCTGAAAGAAGAAATTGGGAATAGTTTTAAGAGAGCAACCGGAAAAATTATGTAATATAAAAATATTATTTTATTGTTAGGAAGTGATATGGTTTTAGCCGGGGATATTCATAGAAATATCAGGTAGAGAAACACTTCACATCTGGGAACAATGGGTAATTGGAAAACAAAAAATAAGAAAGGGTGTGAATATAAAATGGCAAAAGTAACTCCAGAAGAACTCGCTGTCATAATACAGGATCAGGTTAAATTATCTTTTAAAGAATTAATGAAAGATATTAAACCTGAAATGATAGAAGAGTTAAATGATAAGATAAAAGAGATTGAGAAGAAAACTGAGAATAAGTTAAAAGGTGATGAAACTGATTTAGAGCTTGGCAAGGGTGGGGGTGCTGAACAGAAATTCTCCAGCCTTGGAGAACAATTAAAAGCTGTCGCAAGAGCAGAAGTACCCGGTGCTGAAAGAGATAAGAGATTAGTCTGGCATAGCTTCGAAAAAGATGTTGCCTCTGGTTCTAACACTTTAGTTGGAGCTGAAGGCGGATTCTTAGTCCAACCTACATTCTCCACAGAAATGATAGGGCTCATGCATGAGACTGGTATCGTAGCCAAAGATTGTCGTCATTTACCTATTTCTGGGAACAGGATAATACTCAATGCATTAAAAGAAGTTTCCAGAGCCAATGGTAGTAGATGGGGCGGTCTGTATGCTTATTGGGTATCAGAAGCAGGAACTCCACAAGCAACTAAACCCGCATTTAGACAAATCGATTTAAAGCTAAATAAATTAATGGGTATCCATTATTCCACAGAAGAATTACTCGAAGATTCTGTTGCTTTAGAAAATATAGTGAAGCAAGGTTTCTCAGAGGAATTCGCTTTCCTGATTGACGATGGTATCATTGATGGTTCAGGCGCAGGAAAAATGAGAGGGATTTTAAGTTGTGGAGCTTTGATAAGCGTAGCCAAAGCAACCGAACAAGACGATGCTACTTTTGTAGCTCGAAATGTTTGGGATATGTGGAATAGAATGCCAGCGAAAAACAGACTAAAAGCTAAATGGTATATTATTCAGGATGTAGAAACACAGATACAGCAATTAAATCTTCCGATAGGTACTGGCGGAGTTCCTTTATTCTTACCTCCGGGTCAAGGGATACAGGCAAATCCAAGCGGAAGTCTATTAGGAAGACCTATCCAACCGATTGAACAATGCAAAACTTTAGGTAGTGTTGGAGATGTAATATTCGCTGACTTTGGGGAATATATCATAATCGAGAAAGCTGGTGCTGGAATAACCTCTGCTGCTTCTGTCCATGTAAGATTTATTTACGATGAAATGACCTATAAATTTACCTATCGTATTGATGGACAGCCAATTTGGGATACAACCATAGCTGCTTATAATAGTGGCGTAACCAGAAGTCCTTATATTGTATTAGCAGCCAGACCGTAATAATATAAAATAATTTAAGAAGGGAGTGATAAAATATGTCTTTACTATGGAGTGAAGAAAATAAAGTAGTTCAAGTATTAACTCTTGCTGAACAAACAGATGCAGACCATACTACCGATATAGTTAATGTAGCGGATTATAAGAGATTGACTTT